TATCTGTTACACCAGTACCACCAATAGCATAGGCTTTAGATGAGTAATCTGTTGTTACGCCATCGTTGATAACGCCATCTGTTTTAACAGCCCAATCGTCAGCAAAAGCCGCACTAAGCGCACTAGCTGCCGCAGCCGTGGCACTGCCAGCCGCAGCGGTTGCGCTGTTACCAGCATTGGTTTCAGCGGTTGTAACTGTGCTAATATCAACCATCTGATCCCATTTAGCAGCATCAGCATTAGTCGTTAATGGTTGTGTTCCAGAAGATGTATGAGATGCGCTGGCAATAAATATGCTACCAGTGCTTGTGTCTTTGACAATATCGCCTTGAGCATATGTCCTGGATGCAGACCAGTCTCCTTGCCAAGATCCAGTAGATGAAGCAATTGCATTTCCACTTGCATCAAAAGCCAAAAACTTATTTGCTCTAGTTGTACTGTTTGGAAAAACAATTCCTGAAAGCGGATCTGTAGCTGGAAGAATTAATGCCCTACTAATGTCAGTTTCAAGTTCCTGTTGAATTGCAACAATACGATCAAGCTCTGTATTTAAAGCCGCAATATTAAATGGCCCTGATGTAGCAAAATCAGTAGTTCTTGTAACAGGGATGTCTCTAAATACTGTAACCGTTACGCTTGTATAAACACTGCCAAGAGTAATGTTCCCATCAGAAAAACCATCATCAACAGCAGTGCCAGTAACAGCAAACGTATTTGCTCCTGTGCCTCTGGTTAAGGTTGTGTCATTACCAAGAGCATCGGTAATAATAACATTGATGTCATTTAGATCAAAAAATGGGAAATCAATAGTAAACGTAGTGCCGCTAGAGCCAGCAACGTTACCACCAGACCCTATTGAGTGTTGTATTCTCGCATCATTATCCGCAATTGATATAGTAGCCATAATAACCCTTTATCCATTACGCACTCCCAGTTGTTAATTCACATTGTTATTATTATTGCTTTCCAAATATTCCATTTTGAATTACATCAAACGCAGGATCTAAATAAGGTATGTTAGACAAAGGTGTTATAAACCTTGCGTTCTTACCTGTCTGAGCATCAATGTTGCCAGTTGCAACATCACCAAATACACTTCCCAAATTACCAATAAGATTAACAGTTGGACCTGCAACAGATGCCAGCTTCGCCTGTTCAGGCATGTAGTTAACTGTTTCATCCGTAAATGCTGGTCTAACACCAATATTAAAATCACTGATTTTTTCTATGGCATTATTTACATCTGTAAACCAACCCAAAGTGCCAGACCTATCTATTGCATCAATTAGCTTTTCATCAAAATCCTGTTCTTTATCTATGCCATATTGATAACGTTTGAACTCATTCACAATAGACGCAAGGCCAACCATTAAAAATGCACCTTGCCAAAAAGCAGCATCTTTTTCTTGTAAACCCGCTGTTAAAACTCGAACCATTGCACCTTGACCATATGATTTAAACTGGGTGAGTAATGATCCAAACTCTCTTGAAGTCCACAAAGCACGATCACCTGCCCCTGGGGTAACAATAATACGTTCAACATTCTGGTTAAGTGCGTTGCGATACTTTCTAACCATAACAGGATCGTTCCAAAGATCCGTATTAGGCATCCACTCACCATCCACTTTTTCACCATTGGCTTTTATCAAAGCCTGCATACGCATATGATCTTGCTGGCTTATACCGTTTTTTAAGAATTTTTCTTGGTCTGTTCTGGATAGGCTAGTCCAGCTTTTCATTATACGCTCACTCATGAGAAGTGACGTAGTATTGCCAGCCCATTCTTTTAAAACCTGATTCCAGTAGTTAAGACCATTCAGCATAAAGAATGTACCAACACTATCGTTAAGCTTGCGCTCAAAACCAAATCTAGCTCCAAACAAATCACCTACATCTGAAAATTGTGCAGCACGAAGACCGAGAACAGCATCAACTGATACGGCTGCTGCTCTCATTTCTTTTCTTTGCATTTTACTAATAGTGCTAGAGCTAGACTTAAACATATGCTTCAAGCCTTTGCTGTAAGCATTGCCCATTCCTTCTACCATGACTATACGAGCAACATCAGGAACAGAACTAGCAACAGCACCGCCCATACCAACCAGAACATTAAATGACTTCATTACTCTTACAAAACGACTGGACATTGCATGAGGATCTTTAGATGCACCATATGTGCCTCTAAGTCTGTCTCGAAGACCTCTTATGTCACGAAGGTCATTTTCTAATGATTTCTTTAGGTTTCTGCGTTCAGCAACATCAACAGCATCATCAATCAGTTTTTGATATTCGCTTGTTACGCTTTCAATAACAGACCGCATATCAATATCACCAAACGCTTTAGTGATTTCAATATCCATACCCATTGTTCTTGTGTGATGTCGCAGCAATACCTCTGCATCGTTTTCTAAAAAATCAACAATGAGATTATCAGGTATTTCTAGGGTTCTAGCCTTTACACCACTAGGAGCTGTTATCCAGTCAAACTGTAATGCTCTTTCATCTAAATCAACAAATGGCTTTGATCTGGTGACTTCATCCATAACGCTTTTTGCAAATGAATTAGCTTCTGATGCAGTCATACGGTAATAACCCGCTGCCCAGCTACTAACAATATCAAGAAACCCTTGTTCGTTTTCCATGATCTTATCAACACGATATACTCTTGGAAGATAAGATGGAGCAGTGTTAGGGGTAATACCCTCTTTGTTTAACCTAACTATTGCAGCTTCAATAACTCTTACTTGCTCTGTGTTGTCAGCGTTCTTAGCAGCTACAAGTTTGGCATTTAATTGGCGTCTAAATAAATCAACTGATTCAGCTTCGGTTTTAACATGGTCAAACTGTTTACGATAAGCAGTAATGGCTTTATTTACGAATGGTGTAGCTGCGTCAACAACCTCATCAACGTCACCATTTTTAAGTCCCTTACCAACACGAATTCTAAACTCAGCCTCATTCAACATATTCTTTGGCCTTGTTATAGCGGCACCTATCATTTGGAATGATCTTGCTACATCCCCATCTTTTGCCACCTTACCTCGATAACCAAGATAAGCTTCGTCTGATGATCTCAAAGCATCTACCAAAGGACCTAAATATGTAGTTCTAAAATTAGTTTCTACAGACTGATTCATTTCCTCACCCTGACGAACTTTTTTCTGCATCATACCGCCCATATCAACCATTCGATCGGCAAGACCCCTAACAAATGGATTAGGGCTTTGAGTCATTCTTATGACTGGATTCCAGGGAAGTTTTTCAACACCAATACCTGTTTCAGCTAAAGCATCACCTTCCATATTTGCATACGCTGCTTCTCTGGATTTTTCAGGACTGATATTAGCTCCGGCTGCTCGATATACCTGTTTATCAGCATGTGTTGTTATTGGGGCAGCAGGCCTTCCAAAAGCCGCTGTAAGACCGCCACCAAGTATTGTGGCTGCTCCCAAGGCAACAGCCGTGTGACCAAGTGTGTGACCCTCTAATTGGCTTTGCTTTATGATTTCTGTAGGAGCCATGATTGCGGCTGAGAAAGCACCACCATACATAAACCTTTCGGTTTTTGATGCCATTCTTAATACTTTTGCTGGTGCTAGAGGCGCAAGAATAGATGGATCAGCTAACATAAAAAATGCTTCTGCAACGCCTGAATTAGGAGAAATGTCTAGTAAAGCCAAGTCTTCCATATCTGCATCAAATTTATTTAATCTTCTGTATGTTTCTTCTCTGCTTCCACTGGTCAGGAACTTGTGCATTATTCCCTTACGTTCTTTAAGCTGTGGATCAAGAAAAGGATCATAATCAGGATCTTCTTCGTATTGCCCTACCCATGAATCTTTAATTGTATCTACAACTGCAGAAAACACACTCCTCTGACGATAAGCCGTAGACCATAACCTGTTAGAAAATGCGCCTTCAGAATTAAACGCAAAAACAGGACTAGGAGCTAAATCTTCATAAGAAACAAATGGAGCAAGGCTAGATTTACGTTCCACTATTTTGCCCCACTAATACCAAGTGTCATCATGTAATCTGTAAATAATTCCATGTCATCCTTGCCAATTTTAGCAGGATCAAAATTATCAAAACCAAAAATGGAATAGCCAGCTTTGTTATAAGCACGCTTTAAAAAGGCAAATGTTTCTTCTGAGTTTCCATACTCATTCATAGAATTATAAGTGGCTTGCATAACGGTGTCGTTTAGCAATGGCAGACTTGCCATAAACTTTTTCAAGTCATTGCTTTTTATTTTATTTAACGCTTCATCATAAGCTTTATATTGTCTGGATTTTTTAAAATCATATGAATAACTAGGAAGCAGTTTTACTATTTGACCATCATCACTTTCGACAAAAACACTGTATGTTGGCTTTTCTCCAAACACAGCATTAGGTTTGTAGATGTAATTACCTTCTAAAATAGCATCAGCTACCATGCCTTTTTGCTGAAATGCAATTGGGTTTGATCGAATAATTTCAGTTGTATTTTCTTTAATATCGTCAGTTGTAATGACAACATTTGGAAAACCTGCCGCTGTATCTTGAGACATCTTAAGAATAGGGTTCATAACCAGTTCAACTTCATCATCATTATTACGTTGAAGCCCAATGTTATCCATAAGCCTAATCATATTGTCTTTAACAGCTAATGCTAAACTATCTGGTCCTTTAACATACTTACCTGATAGAAGATCAGCTTCAGCAGCATCAAATATAATGTTGATAAGCTTTCCGTCATCCGCAATTACGTCGCTAAGATCTGCACCATCAGTAACAAATTGATCAAACATCAATTTATGTTCCGTTCTTTCTGGAATACCATTTTCATCAAGTATCGGCAGATGACTGTGAGTTATGCCGTATAACAAAGCATTAACAACACCTCTTTTGTTGTCCTGATTTTCAAAAATACTCTTAAATGTTTCCAGTCTTGTTAAACGCTCACCATCTCTTTCTGGATATAGTTCAGGAATCATTCTTCTAAAACTTTCTTTCCCTTTAGAAGAAATCTCAAACTTGACCTGATCCACAGTTGAATAACGAAGGTTCTCATTAATGATGCTTGTGTCTATGCCCATGTCAGACATAACTCTATCAACCATCATTTTATTGCCGTTATACTTCATCATTAAAGAACGCTGAAGCTGGCTTTGAATACCAACAGTTGTGGCCATTGTATTATTATCTGTTATCCAAGTATCACCCTTTAAATAAGGTTCTAAAGCAGGGTGCATTGCCGAATGTAGCATTGACCACCCAATAGCTATTTCACGGCTAGAACTCGCAGTGGTGGGGTCACTTGACCCAACGTCCAGTAATTCACCATTTTCTATTTTATTAGGAATGTGCCCACCATCATCCAGAAACGTAACTTCGCTTGCTGTCAAAGGCTGACGTTTATCAACTTTGTTTTGTATTTTAGAAAACTGCGAAAGCTTTTTAAAATGTGTTTCGTATCTACTACGATACGAATTCAATTTACTTTGCCAATCAGACAAAGACATGACAGATCCATCTTGAGGGCCAATTATGCCTCTATTTAACAATTCTTTAGTCATGCCACCGAATGTTGCTGGTGGGTGCATTGGTTGATCTGCACCTAAAGCCAATTGCACAGAAACCATAACTTGATTGCCCTGGGTTTTCATTCCCTCAATCATTGTATCTTTTTCAAGCTTTAGAAAATCTACAAGCTGTGGAAAGGTAACAGTAGGATTTGTACTGGTGAACCCCGCAACAATGTCCCTATGAATAGCACTTCTTGTTCTACCTTGCCTGTCATATTCCGGATTTTTATAAGCAGCAATATTTGCTTCAAATGCAGCTTTATCCATAGCAGCTTTTTGAGATGCAGCAGTGCTAACAGCGCCATTAAATATCTGGGTTAAGGTTCCCATCTGACCATTAGTAACCTGAAACTCTGATAGCTGTTTTATATCCGTAATTTTTCCAGTATATATTTGTAATACGGCTTTACCAAAAGCCGCATTTTGTGCATTTGATAATTCACCAGCAGCTAATCGTTCTGATGTTTCCAAAGCCTGAAACCTAGCTTCAGCAACTTGAATTATAACTTTGGCATTTACATCATCAGATGTCCTGAGTTGACTAGCTAAGTCTTGGATGTTTTGAAATGCAGCTTCAGATCCTTCATTCTTATGAATAAACGATACTGTGTTTTCCACAACCTGAGCTTGCACCGCAGTTCTATGACTTTTTTCCAAAGCATCAATTTCGGAATCAGTTGTGCCATTAATTGTTTTTAATGTGTCATATAAAGCTGCACGTTTTTGATCAAGGCTTGAAATCTCTGATTCAGCGTTTGATTTAGTTATTGGATTGCCGCCTAAAGCTCCGCTAGCAACAATACTGGCATGCTGATTAGCAATAGTGCCAAGCGCAGAATTAACTTCTCTTTTTGTGTCTTCTTGAAAGTTAACTCTTTGATTATGTAATGCTCTGTTTTTTTCTCCGGCAAATGCTTGCTGTATATCAAGATCAACCTGATCAATAAGCTCCAAACCATCTTTATGTTTCTTTTTTAAAACATCCATAAAAGCAGACTGATCGGCAGCAATGCCATCAGGATTACCTGAATTGCTTTCATATGAAACTCTGGCAGCGTTTACGGCCTCATTAACAATAGCTGTTTGAAAAACTGCTTGTGATGATTTTAAATACTGTGCTTGGACTCTTTTTATGCTCTGACCCTTTAAATCAGAAACATCAATCTGATCTTGTATTGATCCAGGAACAAAAGGTTTAACGCTACCTTCTTTATCTATAAACGTAGCTTGTTGAGCTTCACCTAATGACTCTGCCTGCAAAAGTGCGTCATTAAGTTGATCCTTTTCAATATCAGCATCAATATCTCTTACAGTATCGGCCATATTGTTAAATGAGTTACCTAGTTGCCTAAGACCACTCATCGGAACAATACCAACAGGATTAATTTTGTACTGACGTTTTCTAGTAGGTTGGTAAGCCATTAAACTAAATAACTCCCGCCATCTTTTTTAGAACCCATTGAACTAGAAATATACTTTCCGGTTTTACGACCAAATTCATATCCAGCAGCCTTGCCACTCATTTTAGAATTAAATCCTTGCAGACATAACTTTCTTCTCTGGCTACTACCCATCACCTTACGGCTAGCTATATCAGAAGAAGCCATTTTCTTTTCACCTCTTGCAAGGTTCATTTTTGTAGCACCAGCACCAGTTAATCCAGAACTAGCAAAGCTGTTATTGACTGAGGCAAGTTGTGCGTAAAGCTGTCTGGTTCGATCAACTGTGTCTTGCTGCTGACTGATACCGGATAATTCTTTATCTACTTCTATCTGTTGTTGTTCAGCTTTAGCCGCAGCTTTTTTTGCTTGCATGCCCTTATAGTCAAAAACCAGTGCAATTGCTTCACCCATCAGACTTCTACCTCTAGCAATATACCGTTTAATGAAAACGGCAGTGGTTCATCCTGTGTAATCGTTACTGATCCCTCGTTACCCCAACCAAGAAGATAAACCTCTTTTCTTCCTGTTACTGGCGTAGGCTCTAACGAAAAGTCTTCAGTTACATTTCTTATCAGAATTTTCGTTCCTTTGGCTTTCACATCGAGTGTTTGGAAAAGATCAAGTACAGCACGAACAATCCTTCGTTTCTGACCAACAGAAACACCATCTGCTAACTGAAACTCTGGCGGCAATGTGGAAATTACTGGTGTGTATGCCAAACCAATCTCAACAGACGTAACAGGATCATTAAGAGTTACAGTCCCATTAGCACTGGTCGTAAACGTCCCTAGAGCGTAGTTACCTGACTTCACCACCACTTCCGTGTTTGGTAAATGCGCTACTTGCCATGTTGTAGATGAACTTCCTGATAACTGTGCGCCCATATCAGTATGGTATGAATTAGATAGTTTTTCTAAAGATGTAACAGTAGATCCATCAATAGTACGCTCTGAAACAACATACATTTCACGGTTTACATTGCTTATGTTTTTAAATGATCCTGTTGTTTGATACTGAACCCATCCGTTTAGCTTTTCTTTGCGAATAGACATAAAAACAGGCATATGACCATCAGAATTTACAAGGTACATATAGCTTTCAATTTGATCGGCTGATTCAGCTTGAGTCTCCATATCTAATGGAGTGCCAATCAAATGCTGAGACAGCAAGGTGATTGCATCTGAATTGTAACCTTGAGACAAATCAGAATAAATAAATTCTCTAACAGACCCTTTAGACTTTGTGAGAAACAGAGTTGCACCATCAAAGTCTTTAGGCTGCACACCAGAACTACCAAATGATGTCTGGCTTTTCACTGTAATAGTAGTTGGTGTTAACGGTCTGTTTTCA